CAGCGATTGTTGAATAGCCTGCGTCAAGATGAGCCAGAGAGGTGGCCGGGTGTATTGTTGTCGTTCCGATGTGACTACCGCCGTCGATCGGTTCTGATCGTGGACGAACGACGGATGGGTCCAACGCCCGTAAGACACCAGCGAAAGGACGCAGAGGCTGCGGGGCAACGACAATCGGAGTTGGAGGAGCGACAGTTGGTAGTGGTTTGGTGGTAAGGACAAGTGGAGGCGGAGGGTTTGTCTCACTCGGGGATGAACACCTCGAAACCGCAGGAGAGGACGGAGTCGAGGCAGACAGGAAGAACTGATCCAACTCGACTCCGACATCCGGATCAGGTGAGGGCGAGCGAGCAGCGGGACCGAGTGGGAAGGGGGACTGCACTTCCGAAGCATCAAAGACAACATCGACAACAATAGGTGGTGGGGGGTTACGTGCTTGGAAATTGGGCTTGGCTGCTTTCTCGGTATTGCGGTGTTGAGGGCGACGACTAAGAGGATGGTCGTGGAAGTAAAAATTGAAGGCGGCCTTAGTACGTCGCAGTATGTCCTCACGATTGCGGTAGGCAAGTGAAGCGACCTCACTGATGGTCATGATGGCTGCCAGCAGTGAGGCTGTGCTCAGAAGGAGACCGAGTACCCCAGATCCTTCGATCATGTCAACAAAGTGGCCTCGGCAATTAGGATCGTAAATGACACGGACCAGATGCTGCTTTGGGTACATGGCCTGAAAAGATACCACCTTGTTCAGCATTGTTATTTGGGAATTGATGCGAGCATGGTACCAGCGTCGAAAAGGGCGACTCAGGAAGGAGAGGAACTCACCCATCAATGTTTGGATCACTGGATTACCGGCAACGAGGGTGGGCAAATCGTGATAATCGATGAGGAAAATGGTGATCTGATTGATGAAGGTGGCGGTCCAATAATCAGACTTAATGAGATCCTGTTCGGTCCTCAGCTTGGCCATGATTTCGACCTCGCCAATGCGTCGGATCGATTTGGCCCAAGCGGCGAGTTTGTGCAGGGTCTCGAAAGGAATGATACAGCCGACATGGTGAGCATCGCGCAAGCTGGGAATCCTACAGAGTTTCGGACTCGGGAAAGCCAAAACAGACGAAACCAGGTACTCGCCTTTGACAGAAGTCGACAGGATGCTTGTACCAACGGCCTCATGTTCAATAGAAACCGTAGAAGTGTCATCAGAAACATGAGATGCTGTGAGAAGAGCAGGGTAGCGGGGACAATCATAATAGTTG